ATTGCATTAGCTTTCTAAGATAAGCTTCAGCTTTTGGCGGAGACATATTACCAACATCTACATTAAACACTAGACGCTCTGGAGCTCTAACCAATCTATATATAACAATACTATCTTCAACTAGTGATAATTGACGATATGCTCTACGCGCGTTTTCTATAAACGGTAGTCTAAAAGTTTTATCTTGATTCCATATACCTGAATTAACATATGATACCTGATTATCATCCATCGGCACAAGCTCTACCTTTTCTACTTTATTGGGCTTATTAGGATCAAATACTGGCTTACGTAATATAAAGCCTTTAATGAGCATGTTCTGAATATTATCATATACAGCATCTACGAGATCAGATGGTAGATGTACTACACCGAGAATACCTTCATCAGTATACTTCTTATGTATAATATGCTCGAAGAAAACTTCCCCTTCGATTAACATCTGTCTAAAATATTCGAAACCCTTTTTCTCTAAATTATAATAACTAATATATTTGTCAAACTCAGCGGTTATTTTACCCTTATCACTATCTTCTAAAATTGTATCTCTAAAATCTAAATTAACTATCTTCCCATCTTCATCCCTATTAACAACTTCATCGCAAATTTCATCTAGAGCGTCAGCTATTTCAGAAAACGAAGCCATCACTCTATAATCGCGAAGCCTACCACCTTTATTTTCTTCAATATTAGCATATACTAACTCAGCATATTGAGTTTCGGTTCCGAATTGACCAGGCGCCACATTATTATAATCATTATTATATAGTACCGATTGACCGGCTAAAGCTTCTGTTCTCTTTACCCCTGTGTCTTGAAAGACTTCATACTTAGGATTTAAGTTACCTATAATATCGTTCGCATTAGGAGTTTGATATGGTAGTTTATTAGTAATATTTTTAAAAATACCTGAATTAAAAAATGATCTCTTATTATCGTCTGCCATGGTCTATTAATATTTAATTAAGAAGTTATCTTAATAAAGGTCGTATTACCGCTAAATGTTTCGGTTTCTAAAGTTGAATCACTAAATGAATAACCAGCCTTATTATAAGGTATAAATCTAACATCACCATCGAAAGCGAGAACGGGTGTCGAAAAGGTTATAGTATTATCATTTACAATAGTAAAAGGTATAGATTGACCGCTTATTGCAGGTTGCCTAGTAGTCGCTGATAATGAAGTAAGCGAAGTATATATGCTACTATTATTAGAACTAAATAAAACCGTTTCTGTATTAGCAAATCCAGTACCATTGAGAATTATATTACCTACAGAGGTCTCAGCTAATATACCAGTTTCATGATTACAGCTAACACTATCTGCTAGTGTGGATATAAATGGTCCGGAGTAAGTAAACCGCACCTGCTCAAATGCATCGTTATACGTTGGACTAGCAGGGTCATCGTCGTACCCTGATTGAACGTTAATAATAGGATATATTCCGTTAATATTGTCCGCTGGGTCACCACCACTTACTCTAATGTGTGTAGCTGATGTATCGTCAAGGTTCCCGGGGTCAAAATCAGTGACAGCCGCAGTGCCATTACCAGATGATCCAAACACACCTACCCCATTATCATTTAAAATTGTAAACTTATTACTAACATGTACGTCATTAAACATTTTAACACCGTTATAAAATATATCTGTTATATGAGGAGAGCCAGATAGTTCGAATGATTCAGTAGGTGAATTCTCATCCTTCATACTTTCATACCCACTAATAATATCTACAGCGTTAAAGTTTTGATCAATATAGAATATATTACCAACAGGATCATCTACATCTTTAAACATCCACCCTTTAATTGTAAACGAAGTATCAGCAGTAATTCTAGCTTTAGCAGATGCATTTAATTCTGTCGGGTAGTTTAAACCTACATTACCATCCCATAATACTTCTGATCTTATTTCTTGATCAGTCGATAGGTTAAAATCTTTAGGTACCTTCCATGATATAACAACGTAGGGATTAGAAAATGGTATAAAGTTACTTAGGATCTGATCCATATCTGTTTGATATCTCGTTAATATAGATACACTTAAGTTAATATTAACAGGTACTGGTGGTTTGACATGGCGAGATGTTCTCTCTTCACCGCTCGTACCTGAGTAGTAAAACCCATCGAGTTTATTGAAAACGCGGGATGTATCTCGCGCTACACTCTTTATACTAACAGCGACTGCAGGTAATGTAATAGTTTTATTCTCATTGATAATATCATACATCACTCTTTCTTTAGGAGCATATACATACCTAACGTCGATCTTATCGAGTTCATCTCTATTCTTATTATATCTACCTATAACAATATCATCAAATGCCGCAATAAACTGCGTCACCATATCTTTGATCTCAAAATGGAATGCTCTACTCTTCACTATTAATATTTATTCCCACGGGTAGACCAGCCAGTCATCATTCTCAATAATAGATCCATATACACCATTAGACCACTTTGTATTATACCTCTTCGAGCATGCGCTAAAGATAACATCATTAATTTCACCTCTATCAAAGTGGTAGTCTAGATATTTAGCAGCTTCAATAAACGTTCTACCCGAGTCGTTTATATCGTCTACTACTAATACATTACCAAATAAGACCGGGTTACCATAAAATTGCGTAGCTTCTACATCTCTAGTTCTAACACCTAACTGTTGTAGATTGTTATTACCTAATCTATATGCCAATATAGTAGCAGGTATCATACCACCTCTCGCTAAACCAAGGACGGTATCGATCTTTTTATCTTTAATTTGTTCTAATATATTATCTACGTATAGATCTATAGTATCCCATGTAACAGGAAGCTTAACCATACATTAATTATATATTATCTTTTCTGCTTTGCAAGTGTTATCTTCCGCTTATATGCAGGCGACTCCATCTTCTTCAACACCTCATCTAAAGCTTTAACTTTATGAGGTAGAACAGCTCTTTCGGCTGTTATCTTGCTTATAATATTAACTGTAGACTCGTCTGCGAGGTCCTTAAGACTAGATCTTATATCACTCTCTAAAGAATCTAATCTATACCTACCTATACCAACTACAATTACTTCAGGATTCTCTGGAGTCGTATTAGTTGTCTCGGAATCATATATATAGCCTGATACTTCTTTTTCTTCATCAGAGGATAGATCAGGTCCTGTTGGCATTCTAGCATCGCTAACTTTAGCACCGTCATTCATACCCTTGAAATTCTTATAGTTACTGTTATTAATATCGTACTCAGGTCTAAACTTTAGATTCTTATCGTCGCGCTGCTGCGATAGTCCGATACCGTCCTGATTTAAATAAGCTTCGTTTATATTCCTGTCCTCTTCTCTCATAATATTATTTATACTAAGTCAATAAATCTCTCTACTAATGCTTCCCATTCTACACATTCAAGTTCAAGCTTATTCTTCAAATAATTATCAGTACGGTTATCAACATCTTCCTCGGTATAGTTGATATGCCTTTCTGATATACCTTGCACTTGAGATTGTACCCAATGCCTATACTCATGAACAAGGCTCTTTAAGAAGAAAGCTCTCCGCTCCTTAACACTAGAACAATCATGACACCTCGTAGCTACCTCTATCTCATCCTCTCCCCAGAAGTACTGAGAATCATGACCCTTACACCCTTTAACTACAATCTCATAATCCCACCATTTTCTAGTAGGTACCAGATTATTAGTTATAAACATTAGATAGTTCTCTAACTTCTTCTTATCTATCTTATGCTTCTTAAACTTCTCCCGGATCTCTTTACTACATTTAAGCTTTATAACAATCATAAGGTACTCTATTATTATATCGTAGTTCCTTATTCATTCCGGAAAGGCTTCGCGCCGCAGGCGCAAAAAAAATCTCCCAGCATAGCACCATGCCGGAAAGCATTATGCCGCTCTTCGGCGGAATATTAGATGTCGCCGTTATCCATTGCAGCAACTAGAGCTGCTCTAGCAGCTTCCTCAGAATCCACTACACCGTCTTTATTAGTATCATCTTTATGATACTCTTTTGCCTTCTCTTCCTTCTTGAAAAGGGCTGCAATTGCAGTAACGAGTTTGGCTTTATTGAATCTCTTATCGAGCTCAACGCCTTTGGTACGGCCTAACTCTTCGAGTGCATCTTTGGATAGTTGGTTTAAAGTATCTTTTGTCATATGTATATTTAGTAATTACGTAATCAATTTCAATAAAATGAGTTAAATAAATTTATGTACCAATATAAAGCAATTATTACAAAAGTGATCGATGGTGATACTGTTGATGTAGATATCGATTTAGGATTTGAAGTGTGGCTACGTAATCAGCGTATTAGACTATACGGCATTGATACGCCTGAGTCTAGAACGTCTGACAAAGTAGAAAAGGTGTTTGGTAATCTTGCT